CCACGAACGTTGCGTTTGCTCTGTTAGATGTCATAGATAATAATTCATCTAATCTTCTGTCAGAGTTCATTAAATCTCCGGTAATAGCTATAAAGACCTTTTTAATGCCGTTGGCTTTTAAATATATTTTAGCTTTACGAATAAACGTCCTCATTCTTTTAGACGCTATATCCATATCGTATTGATTGCTTTCCATATTTACAAATTCATTAAAATGTGTGTCTGATATTTGTATAACCGCAGTTCCTTTTGATCCTTTAACGCTTATTTTTTTAAACTTCGGTATAGGTACTTCTTGAAATATTCGTATTAAATGCTTGGAGTATTCCCCTATTGCGTTATCTAGCCTAGCAAACTCTCTAAAAGATTTATTTCCTATCCTATTTCTATCGTTTGCTTTTTGTACTCTCTTTGCAAGCCTTACATTTTCCGTAATAACTTCCTTGTCTAGCATCATCATATCTATTGATTTATAACCACACGTATTACATTTGTATCTTTGCTTACTGCCCGTTGTTTTATTGTGATGAAAGCCATTTTTTTTAATATTAGATGAATTGCAAACCGGACAAACTATAACTTGATTTTCATATTCTTTCATTTGTAAAGCTCCCTTTCTAACTCTTCGATCCTATCACATAGAATTTTGTTAGATTTTTTTTCTTCTTCCAATAAAGCTTCCAAACCAGCATTACTTTCTTGCAGTTCTTGTGTTTCAGCTAAGCCGCTTAACCAGTCTTTAAGTTCTAAGGTTGTATAGAATTTAGCATTCATTTTAAATATATTCACGGGTATTTTTTTTCCACAATCAGAGTAAATTTGTTTCCACCACATAGGAATACTTAGCTTTTTAGTGTTTTTTATCTCAAAATGATATTGAGATGCGATAGAATCGGGATTAATATCTATTATATCCCCTTTAATAGAAAGTCCTCCCGACAAGGGAGTGCGCCGGCAATTAGTTCCCAAGTATCTATTGATAGTTTTAGCGACTTCTCGCTCTCCTCTATTTCCTTTATCTCTTGCATTTAACGGCATATTCTTATCCTTTCTATTTTATTATTGTTGGTATCATTGGTTCATCACAACACACTATATATAAGTCCTTGTACTCGCTTTTGTCTTTAGACTTATTACAAGTACCGCACGTATAGGTGTATAATGTTTTATCTTCATTGTCGTTAGTTCTTGATTCATTAGACTTGCGCAACCAGTTATTAAAAAAGGCTCTATAGTTCTTATATTTCTTACCCGTAGCTAACAACCAATCCTTCATTCTTGCATATTCTAATTCAATAGGAACGTTTGGAAAGTCTTTTTGTATTTTGTTAAAATCTTTTCTAATTAAAATTAATTGATCTTTTTGTGAAATACTTTTCTTTTCATTCTTTACTTTCTTCTTCATTCTTATATTGTTTTCGCCGGTGTTTCGCACCTGTTTCACATCTGTTTCAAAAGTGTTTCGCACATCTTGGTAAGTGTCGTAGTTTAAGATAGTTAGGTGTGTCCATCTTTTTTCATTATGAATCACAATCATATTATCTTTTTGTAACTTTAGTAAAAACCTTCTTACTTTCGACGGAGTCCACCTTAGATCAATACTTAAATTTCTTAGGCTTGAAACGACTTCCCCTCTTTTTATTTCTACAATCTCAGGAAGAATATCAGAGAAAAGAGCCTTATTGTTCTTATGGTTTGCTCTCAATATAAGAAATATCCAAGCCCTAAAATAATCATCTCTCTGGAAAACCCAATGGTGCTTTATATCTCTATGTAACTTAATCCAACCACTCATTATGCGTCCGCCGTTTGATGGCTATTGACAAATACAAAATTGTCAGACTCTTCTTGTAGCTTGTTCATCCACTTTATATCAACTTCATTCTCTCTTTCTTCATCTGTTGTCATTAGATATATTATAAGCATACTAATATTAGCAAATATCATAGATGCGTTTTCTTTCATATCAGGATCAGCTGACGAAGATTCAACTGTTTTTATAAACATAAGATACTGAAAACAAGTGTTTTTAAAATACTCATACCTTTCATCTTCAGATTTATCCCAAAACTTAGCACTACTTTCATAGTCTACGTCTAATTGTCTTAAGAAACTCATACTTGTACCCCCATTACTTCTAATATTAATATAGCAATTGCAATAAGAATAAGCATAAATATAAGAATAGATAATACTCTCTGTATAATTCTATCTCTTCTATCTTGCTGCCAACGTAAATACCAATATTGCATTTTAGCTTGTAGTGGGTTAAATGTTATTCTTTTTGGATCTTCCCCAACCTTTCTCATAAGATTGTAAAAATCCCAACTATAATAAAAATTTTTATCTTTTGCATCATAGTCGTAATCATTAGATTCTATTACCTTGAACTTCATTGTTCACTCCTTTCTTTGTAGCTTACTCTCGTGGTAAGCTATATCCATTATTAAATTTTAGGCTAAGCATTAGTGTTATTGTTTATGTTAATATATCATACGGAAAATAACCACCTAGCCTAATGTTTATAGGGGGGAGGCGTAGCCATACCAAGTATTTACAAACAAATATTAAAGGTAAAAGTATTCCTTTCTTCTTTTTAATTTGTTTATATAATATCCCCACCCCTAATTTATAAAAGGCTAAAAGTCTAATCCGTCATCTCCTTGATGTCCGGCTTTAAACTTTCTACTTTTAACCGATGTTTGTGTACCTGCTGCATCGTTGTCATCTACGTCGCATAACCCTAGCATAGAAGCCAAAGAATATCTTCTAAAATAAGTAATAGCACTACCTATTGCTTGATATGTGTTTTGCCCTTGTAGTTCTGCGATTGGAGATAACACCTCCGTTGCGATCCATTCTCCACTTATATGGTAAAGAGTAGTTCTGACACCTATTTCATTATCCGCGCCTATTGGCATTTGTGTAAAAAATATACCATTCTTATTTAAAGGTTTTTTAATTGCATCAACCAACTTATCTAACTTCACATACTTGTATTTAAATGCTTGCGTATCTTTCGTTAGGTTTGAAAGTTCTGATTGAGTTTTAATTAATGCCTTTATGATCTGTTTAGTTTCTTCACTATTGAAATTATAATGATTTGTCATTAACCATTCTCCTTTACATATTTACTAATAATCATTCTTACTAATGCGGTTGTGCTTCTAAATTGTGTTTTAGCTATTGCGTTTAATTCTACCCACAATGCCTTTTCTATCTGCACTCCTACTTTCTTTTTATCTTCCATCATTTCTCCTTTTTATGTTAAAGATTCCCTCGCGCAAACGTATGAAACAAACAAGAGGTATATAAGGGTATGTCTGCGCAAGGGATAATTATTTACTTAAGCTATGTCTGATTACCTCAATCGTTCCTATTAAACTATTAAGCTTTTCTGTGTTGACGTTGTTTGATATTTTAGGCAAGTTTCTTAATGAGTGAATTACCATATTACACTCTTCAACATCAGAAAACTTTAGAACGATTATCTTGTCTTTTACCATAGTTTCTTACCAAAGTTAATATAAAAAATATAAAAATACTATTATTTATATCAGAGGGGGGGTTATTTACCAATTAAAATATACTTAGCAAATGTTCCGCCGTCCTTACTTTTCATTTTTTTTGACTCTATTATATAACCATCTTGTTTAAGCCTAAATATAACATCGCTTAGCCTCGTAGCTCTATAAAGTTTAATTGCTTCCCAAGTAGTAATACTACCCACCCTGTCTAAATGGTTTAATATTTTACCTGCTTTTGTGTTCGGTTTGTGTCTTGACATTATTCCTCCTTAGTTAAAATACGCTATTAAAATTATTACACCTATGATCATTGTATCTATTTCCATTGCTAAACCTCTTTAGTTTCGTCGTGAATCTGGAAGGTGATTTCTTCTAGCGTATGTCCATCTACGCCATAAATCTGCCTTTCAAACTCTTTGACTATTGTTATAAATTGTTTTTGATTCCAATTTTCAACATTGATGCTGCAAACTAATTCTGCAAACATTTTGCCTTTATCTTTAGTGTGCTGATCGCAAATAGATTCTATTTTGTCTGCTAATTCGCGATAAACACTTCGCTCTTTATACATCCTTACCCCTTTTTTTTGTTATCAAATCATTATATTTTTTAAGTTTTGACACAAGTCGTTGATATTTATTAGTATGAAAGATAATATTATTACGATTAAGTTTACCCTCCACATTTACGTTCCAACTCGTATCAAACTCTTCTACTATATCGTTGTATGGTTTGTTTTGTAGTTCAATGTTTTCTTCTTTAGTCATTAGAAAAAACCGCCTTTACTATTTCATCTACCAAGCCTCTAAATTCTTCTTGCGTAATGTATTTTATATTAATCTCTTTAATTAGATCAACTGCCCTATTCCACTTTGCGTTGTTTTCGTGTAGTGCTTGTTGGTGTTTTAATAAATCGCTCATTATATCTCCCTCACTTTTACGTTTCTAGCTACAACGTTATATTCTTTAAAAAAATCTTGTAGCATTGTATTTATTATTTTACTTAAAGCTTTCTTATTTTTAACCTTAACGTCTAATTCGTAATAATTGATTGTGTCGCTAACTATTACTTTATAATCGATTTTAACATCTTCTTTTAGATTATAGTTATAATATAAGTGATAATTTGTTGGATGCATTTTTACCCCTCCTCTTCATATAAATCTTCAAAGTTTGCTCCGTCGTAACATTTATTGCATATACCGGTAAGTTCCTCTTCTATAAAGCTATTACCGAAGGCGCTCGCATTACAACAAGTACTTACATATTCAGATATCTCTCTTTGTTTTACAATCTCCTCCACTTCTACTTCTCTACATACCTCAAGTAATTCACGTCTTTGTCTATCTAACTCACTCATTTTACCCATTACCCTTCCCTCCTTATTGAATATATTTCTTCGTTATCGTCATACTTATAACCCAACAACTTTAACTCTTCCATTAGTTTCTTGATCTCTCTTTGAATCTTTATCGCCTTTAAAGAGTATTCTGCATCTGTAAAAACATCTGAAACCTCTTGTATGTTTTTATTATAAACCCAACCACTTTCCTTTGCGCTAGCAAATAATTGATTAAGACTTAAATGTGAATTGCTCATATAATCATATAATAATAAATCCCCCATACCTACATCGGGGGAGTCTTTTAGTGTATGCACATATTGAACTTCCGCTATTGGCGGTTGTTGTACCTTTAAAAACCTTATTGCCGAATTAATCTTATCTTTGTTATCCATTATAACTCCCTTCCTTTTTGTAAAACACTTCCCCCGTAATACCATATTATATAATTTTGAACTAAAGCCATCTTGTTATTTCTCGTGTTTGGAAAATATTCTGTAAGTTCACACGCATCACAACTATCTAAAAATCCCTCTTCAAAACCACCTTTAAAGTTTGTATTAACAACAAACTCTTTAAGAGTGTGTACTATTTCTTTTTCTGTCATTATAACACCGCCTTATATGTTTTTTTATTAAACTTAACCTGTATTAGAGTGTCCATATTTATAACTCTATATTGTTTTTTCTGTAGATCAAACACTAATTGGTATGGATTGTCTTTGTTTAATGCGAACGAAGGTTTACCCGTTCCCTTAATATAAGACTTAACACCAAGCCTACATAAAATATCTCTCTCTTGTCCGTCCTTCTTAATAAACCTAGCGCTAAATATTTTACCATTAGTATTTGTTATTACATCTTGAATTTCTTGCAACTTAACCTCAATCATATCGCACCCCTTTTTTTTAAATAATGTGTGGTTAGGGATCACAATAACGCCCTTCTCACTTTTTCTTGTATCATTGCCACACACTATAATAATTATTAGCTTTGTTCATCTTATTAAGAGTGGAATTATTTAATCGGCTTTCCACGTTTAAGTCCGAACTAATAATATAATTTGTATTTTTATTCTTCATTAAGATATTTGTTCATAGTACAATAATAGTAAGGGGGGGGATCAAAGTCAATACAAAAGATAGTTTTTTAATATTTAATCAATATATATAGTTTTATTAATTAGAAATATTCTTTTTATAAAAAAGTCTACAATCGAATATAACTTTTTAAAAAATTTAAAAAAAGTGGCTGCTTAGTGTTTTTTTATGTACAAAATAGATGATTGTTTGCAACGTGAAAATTTTTTTTTGCATGATCCCGCATGATCTGCAAGATTTTTTTTACAACGTTGTAACATCCTGTAACAACCTTCTTTAATTTATTTTTTTTAATGTGGCTGCACGATTTTTAATTTATTGCATTAATTGCGGATCAATGGAAATTTTACCCAAATCGGAAAAAAACGGCTTCTTAAAATGGCTTTTAAGGCGCTTTAATTATCTTTTTTGAATGTATGTATGCTTGATTTTGGCGCTATTTGGCGCTATTTGTTAAAACTATTCATACCTGATATTTGGGAAGATGCGATTATATTTAATTAATAAAGGCACAAAAAAAGCCGGCAAAAGCCGGCTTTAATTGCGCTATCGGTTATGAATTCAATTAGCGAATCTTGCGCCATTTACGCGCTTCTTTAATATCCTTCAAGTACTTATCGGACATTTGATACGGAATAGTAAAAACCCATACCGCGCAAATTACGAACGTTGTAACAATCCATAATTGTACTAAACCATTAATTAAAGTTTCCATTTTTTAACCTCCTTATAGTTTCATTTTTTTATTATATGGCAACCCGTACCATTCGTCCGCATCATCTAAGTACGTATCGCGCAATGTAAATTGCGATTCACTAATTGTACATTGATGGTTAAGATTACTAAACCAAGTGCCGTTTTGCCACGTTCCCGCGCCTTCATTGGCTATTTGGAAGCTTCCTTTGCTATTTAAGAAAGCAAGCTTATTTCCGCGCCCAATAAAGGTTTCAATTAATTTCAATTGTGCCTTATTGCCAAATTGAAATCCTGATTGTTGAAGTATGTCACGATTAAAAAAACGCGTATCGGACATCATATTATTGGATTGAACATTATTGATCATACCATTATGAATAAATACGCAATCTTTATTTATGGCGAACGGATGACAATTATTTAAGTCGGTTTGCCCGCTTGTACGTATTCTAAAATGAATTAAAAAAGTTTCATCAACAATTTTTAAGGTTTCCCATAATTTGTTAACGAACTCTTCTTGTTCTAAGGATTTAAAAACAACTATTTTTCCTTTATTGACAAAGGCAAAGCCTCCGCCGTCAGGGTTAGTTTCCCAAGCCAAATTAAGGCTTTTTTTAGTTATCTTTTTTCCCTTTGGTTTTACTATTGCAACGCACATTCTAAACCCCTTCTTTCTTTGTTATACGCGGTTTTAATTTGCCCGCGTGTTTTGTTATTACCTCTTTAGTGAATTCGTCTTCTTCTTGTAATGATAGCGCGCTTTTTTCAAAGTCTTTAAAGGCTTCGCTCATTTTCGCGACTTCTTCCGCGTTGGTAACGTCTATTTCCGTTTTAGGCGGAATTAATGTTTGCGCCTTTGATAGCTTCGCGGATGGCTCAATTAATAACATCGTTTCATTGTCCGAAGTTATCGCGTTGTAAAGATTAACATATTCGGTTTTACTTAGCCATTCTAAAAACTTGTCAAATCTCATATCCTCCAAATCTTCGTACGTTGCAAACTCAAACGAAGCGAACATTAATTCAAGATGCCTACAAACGCGATTAAAAGCGCCTTTGCCATCATCCGTTGAAGAAGCCGGTAATCTATATTCAATCGTACTTGTACGAACGAAGTTTAAGTAGTTGAACTTATCGCCTATGCTATGCCCGCTAAGTACCGCCTTAGCTAGTTTTTTTAACTTGCTATGCGTAGTAATTCCCGTTCCGTGAAGATTGCTTATGTTATCATCTTGGTATTCATACGGCAAAACTAATTTTGCATATGCTTTTTGAATACCCGATGACATACCGCGCCCGCTTAGCTTCAATAGTACCTGATTAGAAGTAGTCATAAACGACAACCATTTAACCAAGCTTTTTTGATCAAAAGCATCCCTACTAATATGAATATGGAAGCCAAGTTTGCTTCCGTACATTTCGTTTTGATTCGCCCACTCCGTGACGCGCTCAATTTCGGATTGATATTTTAAGTAATAATCTAAACTAAAAACATTGCTTCCAATTTCCGCGCCCTTCGCGTAATGTTCGCCTATTGTTGAATCGCTCATTGCTTCGCCGAATAGGTTTAAAAGCGCAATATCTTTGCTTTTTAACATCCTATAAAAGCCCAACGTTTGTTCGGCTTGGCTTCTTCTTGCTTTTTCGAATCCCAATTCCCATTCGAAACCAATAAAAGCGCGTCTTTGGCTTAACGTCTTATTTAATGATCGATTGCTAGTAATTAATTTTCCGTTAATTACATCGTTGAAGTATACGGAAGACATATTGTGGCTTCTAATTTGTGCCTTATCGGTACATTTACAATATGTTCTATAGTATTGCTTGCAATTTGGGCAATTTTGAAACCTTCTTAACCCCTTTAAATGAAACGGCAAGAAAAGATTCTTATCTTCAATATACATTCCGTCCTTCTTCAAAATCGCGAAGTAATCAACGTTGTACAAGCTATCCGCTAAATTATCAAAAGAATTATCAATAATTGTACCTTCTTGAAAATTGCTTAGATTTAAATCTTTATCCATTGACAAGAATTTTTGCGCATCGCCTTTGTGATATTCAACAACGTAATTATACGCGTTGTTTTTTGCATACCCTTTGAAAATATGTACATTTTCAAACATACCCGCGAAGGCTTCGCCGTCCTTGTGGTACGTGTAATCCCCATAAAGTAGCGCAATTGTTTTTTCGTCACTATCATATGAATAATGTTTCTCTACCAATTGCGTAACCCCTACAATATCCATTCCCGAAGTACTTGTTTTTATTGTTTTAGTTTCCATTATTTAACCCCTTTATTTTTAAGATTGATTGTAACTAATACCCCTATGATCATTGCCCAAGCACCCAAGCCCAAGTACAACCAAGAAAGCCCGAACAATTCAACCGCGTATTCATTATCCATTATGTAAAGTGCGCCCGCTTCATTTATCGCTTCTAATTGAAAGTAAAAGCCTAGAAGAACTATTGCGAAGCCCATTAAAGCAACCATTGTAAATACATTCACTAGTAATACTCTTAAAGTATCCATAGAAAACCCCTTTGTTTTATTGTTAATTGAATTCATATACAATGTTAATATACTTAGTGCGTAAGTGCAAGTAATTCTTCGACGTGTCACGAACGCGCGCGCATATATGTTTATTTAGCCCTGAAAACGGCTTGATTGGCTTCCATTGTTACGAAGTAACCTTCAATAATACCTAAAGGAAGAAGACGGAAGGATCACCAGTATTTGAATTGGTTTTGAATTATTTTCAATTGTGCTTTTCTATGCTTTTAGCGCTTGCGCACCGCTCCGCTTTTTTTTGCACAATTCGTACCCTCCTTAATTTCTACTATTACCAAACTAACCGCAATTGGCAACGTGCGCCACTAGTAAAAACATGGGCGCGCGCATGATCAATGAAAGGGCATAGGGCGTATGGATCATTGGCATACATAGACGTATCAGATTCCGCTCAAAAGGTAAAATAAAATTCGTAAGGTTGCACAAAACAATTCGCCTACCTAAATTAAGCCTTATATGGCACACTCAGAGCGAAAGAAGAACATACTTAAGCGTAACCGCTTGCAAAGGACTAATAAGCCTAAAATGACGCCTAATCATCCAAAGAAAAAAGCAGTTGTGTTGGCTGAACAAGGACACACATTAAAGCTGATAAGATTTGGAGCAAAAGGGTATGGACATAATTATAGTCCAGAAGCTAGAAAGAGTTTTAAAGCTAGACACGCAGCCAATATAAGAAGAGGTAGAATGTCAGCAGCTTATTGGGCAGATAAGTTCTTGTGGGCAGGTAAGGGTGGAAAAACAAGACAGCCAGCTAAAGGACAAAGGAGAAAAGGATAATGTTTGATGGTCCAAACGGAGTAGGAAAAGGGGATATGCCTAGACCAATGAGTATTACACGTAAAGAGTATGCTGATAAATGGGAAAAGATTTTTGGAAAGAAGAAAACAAAGAAAGCCTTAGATAGTATAGAAGAGGGCGAAAAGAAGTGGAGAGATGAGAAAAAACAATATTAATAACACTAAACGTTCTAATGGAAAAAAGAAGACTAGGCAAGGTAATAGCAATAATACCAAGTATGGAAATAAGCTTAGTAAGAACTATTATAAAAAAAGGAAAAAGTAATGCCAAAATTAAATATGATTACCAATATAATCGATAAGGTAGCAGGACACGTAGATAAGTTTACCTTAGACAAAGAAGAAAAAGCGCAGTTAATACAAGAGATTAACAAAGCACAGATAGAAGTAAATAAAGTAGAAGCCGGATCTGATAGCTTCTTTAAGAGTGGATGGCGACCAAGCGTAGGTTGGATTTGTTCTTTTGCGTTAGGATACCACTTTGTATTACAACCTATGATGGCTTTTGTTTTAACCGCATCAGGATACGATATTGTATTACCTGAATTTGATATGTCAACACTAATGACTGTTTTAATGGGATTATTAGGTTTAGGGGGAATGCGCTCATTTGAAAAAGTTCAAAGGTCCGCATAGTGCCTATATACGAGTTCAAAAAAAAATGCGACCACGACGAAATTATAGATGTAGTAGCTTCTGTTGAAGATAGGAATGTAAAGAAAGTGTATTGTAGTAAGTGTGAAAAAGATGTTCCAGCACAAAGAGTTTTATCTAAACCTTTGATTAAGATTGCATACGGCTTTTCAGACTTTAGTGATAAATCAGTTAGGAAGGAATTAGGAGAGGAATGAATTTAAATAAAAAACAAATTGAATTTGCTACCATATACGTAAATAATCCGGAACTTAGTCTAGTAGATATAAGCAAAGAAATAGGTGTACACAGAAATACGATTACAAATTGGTTGTCCGATAAAGAGTTTGTAGAAGATTTATACTCAACTTATATGAAATCATTTGGTGCTAAACTTCCATCTGTACTACAAGCTATGTATACAGAGGCTATACAAGGTAACGTACAAGCCGGAAGATTAATATTAGAACACTCTGGTAAATTGATCAAAAACGTAGAAGTTAAGGTAGAAAGTCCGTTTGAAAGATTCTTAGAAGGTAGTAAAAAAATAAACGAAGCTATTATTATAGATTCAGAAGACGAGAAAAAAGAATTAGTATCCAATACAGAATCGCGACTGGAATCATTGAATAAGAAAAAATTAGACTCCAAAAAATTAATCTCTCGCGCAAAAAAGGTTGGATTAAAGCCCTTAGGAAGAGGTAGACACACCAAAACAAAAAGAACAGCTTGGCTACAAGAGCTTGAAGCATTAGAATCTAAGCATCTCCAAGAAAATCTATAGAAATATCATTTTCTTGCAAATACTCTAACATTTCAGAGCTTAAAAACATAGACTTTACCCTATGACCATCTAATGAAATAGATTTTGGACTACCGCTAAGCATAAACCCAATCAAGTGGTTATTGTTTCTAGCAATTTCTTCCACTTCTGTAACTTTCTCAAAAAGCTTTTCAATTTTTTTTATTAGTTCATCCAAGTTTAATTTGTCCTATAGGTTTTCTAATCATTTTATCTCCTTCTTTTAATTTACGTTTCATTCCGGTCATAAACTTATTAAAGTTTCTTTTTTGCGTAAATTTACTAGGAACTCCAAACCATACACGAGCGGGAACTTTAGTGCCTTTAACACTAAAAAAAGTTCCTTTAGGTTTTCGTTTAGCACCTTTTCTAGCTTTTATTGAAAAATTTGTAGCTGTTATTCTATCCTGTAAGTGATGAACTCCATAAGGCGCTCCCATCATTATATAACCATAGAACTTTAAATCTCCCCTAGATAAAGCTTTCTTTTTTTTAAGTTTTGACATTCTACCGCTAGCTACCAAAGGAGTATCTTTAGATTTATTTTTTCGCCTTTTTTTTCTTACTATTTTACTAACCTCAGATATAGGTTTATAAGGTCTGTCGTTTACCGGACTTATACTTGTTTTAATACCTTTGTCAATATAACCTTTAACTAAATCCATATCCGCATTCATCCTAGTTGCTATCATTTTTGGTAATGCTTTTTGCAAGGGTTTAAAGTCAAAATCTACAGTAAGGCTTAATTTCATTATTTTTTCATTTCTTCGTCATTAGACATAATGCTTCCATCTGGGTGCATATGACTACCTTCAGGTATATCAAGTTCTTTTTCCTCTTCAGGTTCTTCGATATCGTCAAAATTCCCCATTAACAAAGAATTAATCTCTTTATTTTCAGCAATTCTCTCAATAGCATCCTCCAAAGACAAATCTTTGTTGTTTTTCATTAAAATGTGAGCCTCTGTGGTAAGATTGTGGTCTAAATCAAAGTTGTGTTGCAATATTGAGTCTTGTGTAGACATTGGATATTCAACATCGTAAAAGTCAATCTTAAATTGACTAGGATCAGGTAATTTTATACCATTATAAGATGCTAATTCGTGTTCTACGTGATATAATTGATGCTCAAAAGTTCTAAACATCTCCTTATCGTCTTGGTAGTCTTCCATTCTTTCAACATCTTTAATTTTTAAAGCAATTCCTGAAGGAACTTCGCCACCAGTATCGGAAAAAGTAATATATAGGTGGTTATTTAGCGCTACAAGCTCTAATTGCAGCTTGATATTCTCAATTACTTCATTAATGTTACCTTTTGGAGAAACAATATCAAAACTTCCATTCTCTCCTAGCATTAAAATCTCATTTGATCCTGCTCTAGCAAGATTTTGGTCTGCTACAATACCTGAAGCTACCGGTTGTCCAAACATTTGGTATCTTAAGCCTAATTGCATCTCAGTCATTGTAATATTAATGTGTTCGTTAGCAGAAATAATATCATTAGCACCTTCTACAAAGAATGAATCAATTTGTTCTTCTCTGTGAAAGAATGTAAAGGGAAAAACACCAGATTCATTAGCAATTTCTTCTAAAATAATCCCATCTTGGTCATATTTTATATATCTTTCAGCGTCGTAGTAAGAATATGTCATTTTTGACGTATTATAAGCATCGTCTACTGGCATAAAGTTGGGATAAGTGATTGCATAAGGACTAAAAGCATCTTCATCAAAAAAAGGCATAAAATAGTATACGGGTACGTAATTAAAGTGTTTTTTACCGCCGTGTTCTTCAAAAAATACACCAACTGCTATAGTTCCTAGCAATTTTGTCATTTTTTCAATATGTTTCATTTTATAATTCTTTTTTTCTGTTAAATCTTCATAAGCGCCCTCTATATTTCTTTTTGCGCCTACTGTATAGAGTTTTGACATCTTATTAACAAACTTTTTAGTAATATTTGCTTGGTATTGAGGTATTTCTCTAAATGCGTCCGTGTCAAAGTATTGTTTAATATACTTTTGTGTTTCCGTTCCGGTGTAGTAGTCTAAATATTTGATGACCTCTTCCCTTTTATTTGAAACTATTTGTAATTTAAATTCTTTTAGAGATTTCTTTATAATCTCGTTAGGTGTCAACATCATCTTGCTATCCTTATTAATTTATTATTGTTTAATGGAAAGCGGTTTGTTATGAAATATCTAAACGCATCGCAACCATGTTCATAGTATCCATCTTTAACGGGGTCGTTTGATAACATCTTACCCTCAACTTCTTCCGGATACCTATAATTTTCAAAATCTTCAATTATTTCTGTACATTTATCAGACACAGTTATTTTTCTATCGCCTGACGCAGATTCAAAGAATCCTCTTACATAACTAACTGAAGAAGCTATACTTCTACTAGCTTTATCAGTCCTAAATCTAACATTAATTCCTGACTTTTTAAAGATTTCTATATCTCCGACCCCAG